CAATTCAGCTGTACCCGGCACTCCGCGCGCTGGATGCAAAAGCCAAAGGGCAGGCCATAGCCGACGCGCTGTTGATCGCACGACACGGCTTAATGCTTAAGTCCTGATTTGTCAGATGATTAAAAAATCAATATGGGTGAATTATGCACAGTGAAAACAATGAGTTAGTGAGAGCGGGGCATGAGCTTGCGAAGTGCCTCGACAGCAATACGCCGCTGCTGGATATCGCGAAGATGATTGTCCGACTGGCGGATAAGCTCGACGTTACCACTCTGGCGCTGCGCGAAAAGACGAAGCAGTGCGAAGAGTTGGCGGCGGAGAATGCGGGGCTGAAGGCTGCGTTTGACAAGCCTCAAGCCTATCTATCCTGGCACGCTATTCCACCAACATGGGAAGACCCTCTCCCATGTGGTGAATATCTTGATGTTCATAACGAGGCAGGATACAAAAATTCCGATGGAACTGATTGCTGGCCGGTATATGCCAAGCCAGAAATCGAAACCCCGGCCACTGACGCATTCCTGAGCGAAGTGCGGGCCAGCGCTGTTGATGCTGTTTGCCTGAAAATTAGCAATTCAATCGTAAGTTGCCGTCAAGACGAAATGATAGGACTTGATGAGGCAGTAAATATTGCCAGCGATTTCGCAGTCGAGCTGCGTCAAGGCGGTGCCGCATGAACACAGCAAAACTGAAAGCGGCGGCGGGCATCAATCTTGAGACAGGGGGTGAGGCGTGAGCGAAAAAAGCCAAGAGAGGCTGATTCAGATTGTGGCCGCGGCAGAAAAACTGGTTCGCTGCAAAGGCCGCTATCACAGCGAGCAAAACTACCGCGCGCTGGCCGCGTTGTTTGGAGTGACCACTCCCGACCTACCACCGCTGGAAAGTGATTTGATGCGGGAGCGGGCGGAGCCTGTTTATCAGGTGCAGGCCATGGACTGGCACGACGTTGAAAAATACCTCTACGATGAAGCGCTAGATCGCGGTATCAGATGCCGAGTGCTCTACACCGCACCGCCCGCGACGGTTGTGCCGAAAATCGACCGTAAAGCAATTTGCAACAAAGCCCACTGGCTGTGCGCGCGTTCGCCAGGCGCAACGTTCTACAACGCTGCTGAGTTCGCGCTAGACGAAGTGATGGAGCTGCTGGCGCCGCCTGCGCCGGTTGTGGCTGACGCAGCTACGGCCATCCGCGCATGTTTGGAGGAATTTCCAGAATCAGTGCATGACATTGTTGAAGAATGCGCGTCCATTGCAGAAAACGCCTGCCGCGCCGCCATGCTTCAACCTGTAAGCCAGCCTTACAAGTTGCCGCTCTCAGTAGATGTTCTTGCGGGAGCCCTGCGCAATGCTCCGCTCGCGCCTTCGGATAATCAGGGGCGTCAGCGCGCGCCGGTTGCTGCTGGCTGGATAGCGTGCAGCGAGCGGATGCCGGAGAAAGACGGTAACTATTGGGCATGGTGGAGCGAAAGCAAACGGCAAGGCCCGGCGTGGTTTATAAAGAGCGAACTTCAGGCGCAATTCCAGAGCAGTGAGATAACCCACTGGATGCCGCTGCCGGAAGCGCCGGGCAAGGAGGGGTGATGGCTAAATCCGCAGCAGAGCGCAAAGCAGCGCAGCGCGCCCGCCAGGCCGCCGCTGGTGGCCGCAAACTCGAGCTGGTGCTGGACCAGCAGGAGCTCGACATGGTGGCGCGTAACTGCGCCGCCCGTCGACCAGGTAAAGAGCCGTATGAGCTGAACGAATACATCGCAATGCTGATCCGACAGGATGACGCGCGGTTGCAGGAGCAAATCGCGGAAGTTCGGGCGCGCCAGTGCGGCAAGTGCGGCGACACGCTGCCGGTCGACAGCTGCCCGTGCCAGGGTGATTCGCAGTGCTGGGTTACCAGTGGGTGGCATAACCTTAAATTAACCGTGTGACATGTCACGCCATTGAATCGGAAACGAATTAACCGCCTCTACGGCGGTTTCTTTTTGTGTGATAGTATTACCATAATGGTAATTTTTTTGAGGTTGATATCATGGCCGAAGGCGCGGGAAAGCGAAAATCCACCAAATTTAAACCGTTAACGGATATGCAGGAACGCTACTGCCAGGAATACGTGAAAACGCCGGACGCGCAGGGCCAGGCCGCAAAGCGCGCCGGGTTCTCGTCGTATGACAACGCCGCCATGCGCATGATGAAAGACGACCGTATCCGCGATCGCATCGCCGAGCTGATGGAAGAGCGCAACAGGCGGCTGCGCGTCAGCGCCGATTATGTGCTGATTCGCCTGGTGGAAATCGACCAGATGGATGTGCTGGATATCCTGAACGATGACGGCAGCCTAAAGCCGATCCGCGACTGGCCGAAAGTATGGCGCACCTCGCTCAGCGCGATGGATATCAACCGACTTCGCATGGCGGGCAAGGATGGAGAGGACGATATCGAGTCCACACTGCAGAAAGTAAAATGGCCCGACAAGGTCAAAAACCTTGAGCTGATCGGCAAGCACGTAGACGTTAACGCGTTCAAAGAGGTACATGAGCACAACGTTAACCTTTCGCTGGCTGACCAGATCGCGAAAGCCCGTCAGCGCGCCGCGAACAGCAAGAAGGGCGCGACGAAGGTGAAAGCCGATGAGTGATGCCGTCGATATTCAGTCGCAGCTGGTGGAAGATATCGCCAGCTTCACGCACGATCCGCTCGGGTATGCGCTCTACGCGTTTCCGTGGGGTGAGCCAGGCTCAGAGTTGGAAGATTCAGAAGGGCCGCGCGACTGGCAGGCGGAAGCGTTCGACGAGATAGGCCGGCACCTCTCCGACCCGGCGACGCGCTTCGAGCCGCTCATGCTTGCCCGCGCGTCCGGCCACGGTATCGGCAAATCTGCGTTCATCTCAATGCTGATCAAGTGGGGCATGGACACCTGCGAAGACTGCAAAATCGTGGTAACGGCCAACACCGAGAACCAGCTGCGCACCAAGACCTGGCCTGAAATTGCCAAGTGGCAGCGCCTCAGCATTACCCGCGACTGGTTCACCGCCACCGCCACCGCGATTTACTCCAACGACCCGAATCACACTAAAGCCTGGCGCGCCGACGCTATCCCGTGGAGTGAGAACAACACCGAGGCGTTCGCGGGCCTGCACAACAAGGGCAAGCGCATCATCCTGGTATTCGATGAAGCGTCAAATATCGCGGATCTGGTGTGGGAGGTGGCCGAGGGGGCGCTGACGGACGAAGGCACCGAAATTATCTGGGTGGCATTCGGTAACCCGACACGAAATACAGGGCGATTCCGCGAATGTTTCCGCAAATACCGGCACCGCTGGAAGTGCCGGCAGATAGACTCCCGCACCGTAGAAGGCACCAACAAATCGCAGATCGAGAAGTGGGCCGCCGACTACGGCGAAGACAGTGACTTCTTCAAAGTACGCGTGCGTGGCATCTTCCCGGACGCGTCAGAAACGCAGTTCATCCCGACCGGCATGACTGAAGAGGCGCTGACGCGAATCGTCACCGAGGCGCAGGTGGCGCACGCCCCGGTGATTATCGGAGTCGACCCGGCATACTCCGGCGCTGACGACGCGGTTATCTATCTGCGTCAGGGGCTGCACAGCAAACTGCTCTGGCGCGGCAGCAAGACCACTGACGACCTGATTATGGCGAAGCGCATCGCCGACTTTGAGGACCAGTATCGCGCCGACGCCGTGTTTATCGACTTTGGCTACGGCACCGGCCTTAAATCCATTGGCGACGGCTGGGGGCGCGCGTGGACGCTGATCCCGTTCGGCGGCAAGTCCACCGATCCGCAGATGCTGAATAAGCGCGGCGAGATGTACAACAACGTGAAAACCTGGCTCAAGCTGGGCGGAACGCTGGATGAGCGCGAGACGGCGGAGGATTTGTCGGCTGTCGAGTACAAAGTGCGCGTCGACGGCAAGATTGTGCTGGAGCCCAAAGAAGATATCAAAGACCGCCTGGGGCGCTCGCCAGGCTGCGGTGATGCTCTGGCGCTGACGTTCGCATTCCCGGTTTCAAAACGGATGAACCTGCCCGGCCAGCAGCAGGGGCGAACCATCAGCGACTATGACCCGTATGCATAAAAAAATGCCCGCACGGGGCGGGCTAACTGGAAGCAATGAGGGTTGGCTTGTTACAGCGGGAAACCATCGCAATGGCGTCCTGGTGTAAAAAGGGCGGTGGTCAGTAAGGACTATCACAACTGCCACCGCCAACGACTACACACAGCTTGCTACGGGATATCACGGTCCTGAGGCGTGATTGGGTTGTGGTGGCCGGTGCTGATCTCCGGCTTGCTTTGTCTACGCACTTAATGGTCGGTTCACCCTCAAAGCACATCCCGCTCTGCGCCCATCAGCCTGGGCATTCACCACAACGGAAAGAGCACTGAACGCTGCATTATGGCTCTATCTCAGCTGCGCCGACTGCAGTCCCGATATGACCAACCCCTGAGAGGGTATCTGCCAATTACTTTTAGGCTCGGTCAATGCTCTTACCTGTTGCATCCTCGTCTCTTCCGAGGTGTCACACCGTGCCGCCAGGATGGTGAGTCCCCTGTCCGTGCATATGGCTTGCACATTCCGGCTACCCGCTACGGCGCAAAATCAAGGACCGCCCGGACCGCTGCGGCGCATGTGCCAGACGCCGTAATCAAACATCGCTAACCGTTACATACAAACCTCCGATGTCGGGTTGTACATGGCAAAGATGTTTACCAAAAAGGTAATAATTAACGCGCTTAATGTCAATATACTACATCAAATAATTCTTATGTGGTTAAATTGGTAATAATTTAACTGGCATTGTGAGGTAGTGAAAATGTGCATGGGCAGCTCCCCGTCAGTACCCAAAGCAGCGCCGGTCGTGCAGGCACCGCAGGAGCAAGATCAGGCGGTGATTGACGCGCGCGACGAAGAAACCCGCCGCCGCCGCGCCGCTGCCGGTCGCAGCTCAACCATGCTGACTGGCGCGCAGGGCGACACCTCTGCCGCTTCTACCAGCGGCAAAACGCTGCTCGGTCAATAACGGAGCGCCGGTCGATGCCAATGACGAACGAAACCCTGAAAGAGCAACTGACGAAGCAGCTGGCGCAGCTGGAGCAGGAG